TGGACCCGCGTCATGGGATACTTTCGCCCTGTGAGTTGTTGGAATAAGGGAAAGCAACAAGAGTTTAAGGATCGGAAAAGGTTTAATTATTCTGAGAAGCTTATGGGTCCCTCTAGCAATCTGCAAGCCGGCCCCATGGATGACGTGCAATGATCCCTGAATCCGTAGAAACTTATCTTCGCGAATTGCTCGACGAGCGTTCAGAAGCAGTAAAGAAGCGGCGCGCCTGCGGCATAGAAGATGTGTGGCAAGCAGCCCGTGCCCAATATCATCACGGAACAACAGAAGGCACGAGCAGTAGTGCGTATGAAAAGGGTGAGACTGTAGATAGCAGTCTTCGCACGAATATTCGAGATCGGCGCGGGAGCGAGAAGCGCTCCACTGTTTGCCTTAACATCACGCGCCCGTATACGAATGCTGGCATTGCTCGTGCCCTAGACATTTTACAGCCTACGGGGGATCGGGAGAACTGGGATCTTCGCAAAACCCCTGTCTCTGACGTTGAGCTTCTTCGTCCGTTTCTCGCCGAACGCCCACAGATTATAGAGCAACTCCCGCCCGGCCTTCAAGATGTTATCTTGCAAAGCGAAGAAGAGCGAGATCGCCGCATTGCCGCTTGCCGGCAGCTCATCCGCGACTATCTTATAGAAACTGGTAATCCTGCTGCAACTCGCAAACAAATCGTAGAAGCTGGAATAACTGGGACTGGTGTTCTACACGCAGTTTATCCGAAGGATAGGAATGTTTCTCCAGAAGTTCAAGCAGCTATAGAGGCGCTTATTGCTAGTGCTCCCAGCGAAGAAGAACGGAATATTCTATCCTTTCGTCTTCGCATGTCCCTTCTTGTTCGACCTGCTGTTTCTTGTATTCCTGTCGAGAACTGTTATCCCGATCCTTGCTGTGGTGCGGATATTCAGGATGGAGAGTTCTTTTGGCAACTCGTTCCTGATCTTTCTAACCGTCGCTTGCGTCAACTCCGCACTGTAGATGGTTATTTTAGCGAAGTCATTGATGAAGTCCTGGAAGAAGGTCCGAAGCCCATCCCAGAAAGCGGACTTAAGGAGCAAAAGTCTTACGAAATCTGGCGGCGCACTGGCGAAGTTGAAGTAAGTAAACTTCGTGGAGAGACAGAGTTTTTGGAGGTTATTGCGAAGTTTCTCGGAAAACCAGTTAACCAGCTTTCCGAACGTGCTTTCATGCAGCTAGAGTTTATCAATGATAAACTAGTCAAAGTTAACAGTCTTCCTATCGACACGCAAGAATTTCCTTATCGTTTTTTAACGTGGGAGGATCGGACGGATAGGACTAGCGAAACAGGTGCTCGGAAGATTTTACCCTATGGAATTGGAATTCCCGAGCAGATCGAAACTCCTCAGCGAGGTGCAAATACTGGAACTCGTGCTGCCTCTGATAACCTTGGTTGGAGTGTTGGTCCTGGTATTCTTCGTGATGATGGCTTGATTGATCCTGACGATGACGAGGATAATAATCACTATCCTTATAAGGTTTACCGGATAGTTTATAACCCAATTGGAGAACTTACTGGCAAGGAACGTGACCCACGGAAAGCTATTCAATTTCTAGAATTCCCGAATTACCTCGGTGACATCCTTCCCTGGATCAACTTCTGGCTAGAGATGGCAGAGCGCACTACTGGCTTGCCGAATGTGTTTCAGGGCCAGAAGTCTTCTGACGCCGTCGGCGTCACACAAGCTCTTGCGGCTATGGGCTCTGCAAACCTTCGCCTCTTTGTCCGGCGTTGGGATGATAATGTTTGCAAGAAGATTATCAACGATTGCTTTGCCTGGATTCAACAACATGGTTCGAAAGATCTTCGCACCGACGCAACAGCTCAGCCTCTTGGCTCCGCTCTGTTCCTAGAGCGCGAACTCGACTTCCAACTTATCCTCCAACTCCTCGATCGCTCCGTCCAATCTATCTTCGGGCTCTCACCAAAACAGCTTGCCCGCCGACTTCTCGAAGCTCGCGGTCTTGCTTATGAAGATGTGCAGCTGACGCCAGAAGAGTTAGAAAAGCTGCAAGCCGCCGAACAAACCCCTGATCCCAAGCTCCAGGTCGAAGAACTCCGCGGCCAGGTCGATATGCAGATTGCAGAGCTTCGCAGCCAGACTGAATCCATGAAAGCCATGCTTGATGCACAGCTTAAGGGAATGTCTATTGACCAGGCCAGGGAAGCAGTGCACACCCAAGGCTTGATGAATGTAGCCCAAGAAATGGTAAAGAAAGAGAATGTGGAGAAGAAGAAGGGAATAAAGCCTTCCAAGCATTCTATTCCTGTCTCTATTTCTTCTCCCGATGACGAGCTAACTGATGAAGATTTTGCGAGTCTCGGACTATGAAAAATTTCCCAAGCAAGACATTCTTGGGGGCGTTAGGATGGGTTTGATGAGTTTCATGACGCGGGAGCCATGGATGGGATTTCGGGAGATGAAGGCGGCGACGCCGCATCTCCTAATTTTTTCGTCGGCCAATACACGGAAGACCAGGTTGCAGAGCGTCTTGGGATGTTGGATGGGTTTGGTCAGCATATTGAGGCGGTAGAAGGCCGGTTTAATGAAAGTCTTTCTCCGCTGGCTGAGCGGCTTCAGGAGTTGGAGAAGTCTCTGGGCTCTCGGCAAAGTGTGCAAGTTCCTGCTGAGCTAATTGCAGAGATTGATGCCCATTTTTCGAAATGGGATCCAAAGTTAGGAGAGGGTGTTGGAGCGCTGTTCCAACGGCTTCTAACAGAGTCTGTTAAATCTGCTCCTCTCGACGAAAATGCTCTCCGTCCCTATATCGAGCCGATGCTGCGAGAGCAGGAATACAAGACTGAAACTGCATGGCTTGAAGCTATCGAGCCGCATCTTGGATTCCAGATTGAAGATCTTCACCAGGATGGGGAGTTGAAGAAAGAATTCTATGGTTGGCTGCGCCTTCAGCCCCGTTCTGTTCATGAAGCTGTGACGGCGGCGCGGCCAGATGGATATGTAGCACATCCTAGAGCATTTGGCAAGGTAATGCAGTCCTTTGATAAGGCTCGGAAGCAAAAGCTGAAGAGCGAGTCCGATAACGCAACCGCATCCTCGGCGCGGCTTTCCGGTGCCCGCCAAACTTCTTCCTCGGCAACGGGATCTCCGTCCAGGAAGCAATCTAGTGATCCTTTTGCCGACGGGTTTAACGAAGTTCTTAGAGAATTGAGAGGTGAATAATGGCCGGTCAACGTTATAATACGGTTGCGGGGCGTTTAGAGAATTTTACGGGTCGTGTTCTAGCTCGTGCCCAGTTCTCTGAGATGCTTTGCAAGCTCGGAGCAATGGAGCAGATTCCTCAGAATAAGTCTGAGAACATTGAATGGCTCCGTTATCTGCCCTTTGGTGGTGTGGATAACTCGTGGCTTGCTGCAGGCGGCGACACTGCTTTCATCAACAAGCATCTTGTTGTTGAAGGTGAGACTCCCTCTGCCGATTCGCTGAGCTAGACGACCGTCACAGCTTCTTTGCAGCAAATTGCCTGCCTTTACGGCTACACCGATCGCATGCGGTATGTGCACGAGGAAGGCGAAGGCATTCCGAAGGAAATGGAGAAGCAGACGGCAGAGCGCATTACTCTCTGTCGTGAGATGATGTGCTACGGGGAGATGAAGAGCTGCACGAATGATTTCTACGGCGGGATTGGAACTTCACCAACAACTGTGAATGGGCCACCGACGCAGAGCCTTTTCCAGAACATTACTCGTGCTATCCGGGCAGCCCACGGCACTACTCTTAACCAAATGCTGAAGTCTTCTCCTGACTTTGGCATGCAGTCTGTGCAGGCTTCCTTCCCTGTTTATTGCCATACGGATATGGAAAAGACGTTTGAGAACATGGAAGGGTTCACGCTGGTTAAGGATTATGGCACGCAGAAGCTGTTGGATCCTGAATACGAAATTGGTGCAATTGGCCGCTATCGTGTCATTGTTAATCCGATCCTGACCTACATTCCGGATTCGGGTGCTGCTGTTGGCACGTGGTCTGATCCAGCTACCACTCCGAAGTCCACTACTGGCACTTATATTGATGTCTATCCGTTGATCGTCTTGGGTCGTGGTGCAAAGGGTGGTGAGCCTTTTGGTCAGGTTGCGCTTCGTGGCATGAATTCGATCAAGCCAATTCACTTTGCTCCCAGCGATCGTTCTAAGGCTGATCCTCTGGGTCAGCGCGGTTATGTTGGTGCTATCACTTGGCAGGCTCAGCAAATCCTTAACGACGCCTGGATGGCTGTCGTTTATGTAGGGACGGAGGCATAATATGTCTCTTGCAAAGACATTGATTCGTAGCCTACCAGGGATGGTAGGTGGACATGGCGGAAAGCTGCTAAGTAAGTGGGTTACGCAGAAACGCGAAGTCACTATTCCTATTCCCCTTGGCGCTGTGACGCAAGAGGATGGGACCACACTTTTAAAGCAAGCCACTACAGTGGCTGGTTACGCTCAGCTTGCTAACAAGGAAACTGTAATCAACATTCCGATCAACTGCACCGCTGGCGAAGCCCTTGGCTTTTCCACGATGCTTCCGGAAGAGTTGGATATCACTAGCCAGATCTTTGTGGATGTGTTTGCTTCGAAGGCTGCGGCGCTTGATGTGCTGACGCTGGATTTGGAAGCTTATATCTGCAAGACCGAAGACTTGGCAAATGCTAATGCGTATGCAGGGGCTGCGCAGACTATTATTGCTACAGGCAGAGTGCTGACATACCAGATTCTCCCCTCTGCCCTGCTCAGTGGCCCTGCATCTCTCTCCGTTGTTCTCACCCTCGGCGGCACGAATGATGGAGACGCTGTATATATTCGTGGCATCCAAGTCCGCTACTACACAAGGTAATTGACAATGGCACTTACGCAGACGAAGCAATACTCTACTGATCAGCGTCGATATTATCGGGAGATTCGTAGTGGCACTCGCACTGCTGCGAATTTTACCGTTACTCTCGGCTGGGAACCTCTCTATGTCAAGGTCACTAACTTGACTGATAAGATCACTGGAGAGTGGTTCTCTGATGTTCCGACTCCAAATGCCCTGCAACTTAAGACCGTGGCTACAGGTGTTCGCACTTACGAAGACACCGGCATCTCTATAGCCGGCAAAGTAATCACAGTCACGATTGCAACGGCGACTCTCGAAACTGATGATGATGTAACTCTCATCGAAGCATTTGGCTAATAACAATGGCTACTGTCCGTTCTGAAAACACTGACCCGCGCGTGACGCATAAAGCGATTCTTGGGGACGCAGAATCGCTTGAGCCTAGCATCCAGGTTGTGAAGCAAGATATTGATAATCCTGCCTTCAAAAACTATATGGATGAGTTGGATTTTCTCAAGGGAGAGGTCGAGGTCATGATTCTCCCAAATTATGACCAACGGGTTGATTCGACGAAACTTGTGACCCTTTCCATTAACGGGAAGCAATATCACTTTATCCGTGGAGAGTGGCGCAAGGTTCCAAGATTTGTTTTAGAGAAGCTTGCCCGGACGAAGAAGGAAGCTTGGTATTTTGGGTATGACAAAGCAGCTGATGGGGCTACCCGACAGACGGAAACCCAGCAACAATATCTCCGCTATCCGCATCACTGGCGGTCGTTGGATCCGAATATCGGGGCGCGAGAGATGCAGTGGTATCAGCGAGCGCTGGATTCTAAGGTATGACCCCTACTGAAATGATCCGTCGTATTCGGCGTCTTCTTGGAGATGAGGAGGCGCCGTATCGCATTCCGACGGAACAAATTTTTCAGTGGCTTTCCAGCACATATCTTAATATCCAACTTCGTTTCCGGGCCTGGAAATTTCTCCACGCTCAAGGACTTTTTCTGACCACCGTTTCTGACACTGCTGATTATTCTGTCGGCAAAATCCGCTCTATCAACCCCGAATCCATCTACATGGTCAAAGATGGGCAGATTGAGAAGGAGCCTCTTGTTTTAGGGGATTATAAGGATTGGGTTTATGAAA